GGTGGAGTACATTTCGAACCCGATAACCGATGACCACACGACGGATGATTCCGAGTTCATGCACGTTTCTGACGCAGACGATTTGGGATTCCCGATTCCGTTCGATTTATAAGGGGAGGAGAGTATGTACAAAGAAATCGAAGTAATCGCAACGCTTGGGTTCAACACGGACGGTGATGGCAAGCCGCCGACCGTGCTGAAGCAGAAGATGTTGGTCAAGTGCCGACAGTGCCGATGGTACAAGGAAAAGGGGTGCTATTGCAATCTGTTTGGGACGGACAAAGATCCGGAAGGCTTTTGCGATGAGGGACTGCCGAGCCGGATGAAGGAGGGCAATGCCTGATGGAATACATCGTGGAGCGCGACATGACGAGCATCACCGCCGCCCAGAAAGATCCTAAATTCCGGGGCATCATCGTACGGTGCAGGAATTGCATCTACTTTCAGCGGCATCCCGAATACCCGACACAGGGCATCTGCTGCCGGAGAGCAAACGAGCCGACCAAACGGAATGACTACTGCTCCCGTGGCAAACTTGATACCGGCAGAACGCCTGAGACTATGAGATAAGGAGGAAAGATGGAAGCATTTAAATGTGACCGTTGCGGAGCCTACTACGATAACGATGACCACGAAACATCACGGCTGTTTTTGGTGAAGAGTAGTGGACGATACCTCGACTTCTGCCCAAACTGTTACAAAGCGCTGGGGCAGTTCATGAAACCGCCCGTTCCGGCATGGGACAAGGTGTGCAAGACTTGCAAGCACCAGAACTGTCTGCCAAATCACCATCCGTGCTATTCCTGCTCGATGCGTTTTCCGACTTTCGACAATTGGGAGCCTATTGACGAGTCAGTTGGGTCAGTTGGGGGAGAAATTTGATGGAGAGAATCGAAGCATATATCAAGTACCACGATCCGGCGCTGTTGCCCGTGACCGCACAGCATGAGAGCGAGTGGTTTGACTTGCGGTGTGCCGAGGATGCCGACATGACGAAGGGAGAGTACAGGCTTCTCTCGCTTGGCGTGACGATTAAAATTCCCGATGGCTACGAAATCATCATCGCGCCGAGATCAAGCACTTACAAACAGTTCGGCATCATTCTGGCGAACAGTATCGGAGTCATCGACAACGCCTACGGCAACGATGAAGCTGACATTTTGAGATTTCCGGCGATTGCTATGCGCGATACGCACATCCGCAAAAATAACCGCATCTGCCAGTTCCGTTTTCAGCGTGTTCAGCCGAAAGTGCAACTTCTGGAAGTGAATCACATCAACGGTGTTGCCCGTGGCGGCATCGGAAGTAGCGGGAGGAACTGAATGGCGGCAAAGAAATTTCCGAATGACAGCATGGAATTTATGTTTTTCCGAGACTTGTGGAAGACTTTTGAAGCCTTCGGTGAAGTTGAAGATTCCGAAAACTATTGGAATCGTGCAATCTATGTCTGCGGCAAACTTGCCGAGAAGTACAAGGAGCATCCGATGGCGCTGAGCTTTTCCAACTGCCTTTTGTCGGAGCTTGAGCGGAGGTGGCGTGAAAAGCGAGATTCCCGGATTTCCGAGGAGCAGAAAGGAGCGCAGCCTTGAGCGCGAAGTATGACAAATTGGTAGGCTTTGGCGGTTCGACAACAGCACCTGATCCCAAACATGACAAGTACCGGCACTATGTCTCCGACATCGGCAGAATCCGAGACATCATCCGCATCGGTGACCACGTTTCGCTGACCCTGGACTATAAGGGGTATGACCCGATGACTTTCGATGCTACCGTGTCGCAGAAGTATCCGTATCACTTTCTGGTCGAATTTCCGACACCGTCCGGCCGGATTTCCCACCGCTCCATCATGTACCTCGATGTCCTACACGCGAGAGTGCAAATCGCCCATTTAGGGGAGAGAGCAGCCGAAGCAAAAATTCCGCTCCCGGAAGAGCCGGTTGAAGCGAACGTGTAAAACGAAACCGCCATCAGGATCTAAAAATCCCGGTGGCGGTTATTCCATTTCTACAATGCCCCGCAGACCGCACAGGACACTCTCAGAGCGATTTTCCGGCTGTGCGCGTATAGGTGCGTTAATGTGCGCGTAATTTACGCGAGAGGCCGATTTTGAAGCCGCTTTTTTCGGCTCATAACTCGTCTAGCTCATAATCCCGGATTTCGTCAGCCGTCAGAGGACGATTGTACAAAAGAATGTCATAATAACCTCTGAAACAGTCCACCAGCCTGTCCACAACGCCTACCAGTCCGTTTTTCGGCTGTGCGCCAGGTGAGAATCCCCGAAGCCGCATCCCGTACACGAACAGCCACTTGTCCGGCGCTTCGATGACGGGCAGCGCACCCGGATTTCCCATCGCCGTGCGGATCGCTTGCTTGATGAATCCCTGCTTGTTCGGTTCAGCCGCAAGCCGTTTCAGAATGTCCGCATCGTTCTCTTTGTTCAGCTTCATCTTTACCTGAACAGTATGTTCCGCATCGTATCGCGCCACCGCTCGTTTCTGTGCTTCGCTTGCCATGTTATACTACCACCTTTCCGATATTCCGATTATAACTCCCGCCCGGTCGCTGTCAACCAGGCGGGAGATTCCAGCTATTACATCTTGCCGAGTGCGATCTTGCTGACGGTCTGCTCAAAGTACCGTTCCGCTTTATCGTAGGACTCCCGGAACAGCTTCTCATGGATCATCTGACCATCGTCTTCCCACTGCACCACGCCGATGTTACCGATGGCCGTATTGATCAGGTAGAACCAGATATTCCGATGCCCGACACGCGCAGACCGCTGCTGATACATATTTGCCCACAGTTCCTCATGCTCGTTCATGCCGCCGCCTCCTCGATGTATTTGAAAAATCCCGTGAGCGCTTCCGTATCATCGCCGATACGGTAGGCCTCCGTCAGCACCATCTCGCCGCACTGGTAGCGGGCGATGCACTCGCTGACATTTCCGCTGATCCGGCAGAGCTTGTACAGCCAACCCTGCGCCCCGTTAGTGATGCTTTTCCGAATCTTGTAGTTTCCCATGGTTTCCTCCCTTGTGCGCGTAAACCAAAATTCCGCTATTTAGTCGATGTACCAGTCAGGGTTCTCGTTTTCCTATTCGTTGGTCTCCAGGGCGCTCTGTTATCAGAACATCGCCGGAAGAGTGTAGCGCACTCTGATTCCCGTGCTATAGGTGACCAGGATTTCCAGATGCGTGTAGTGCTGAATCCGCTTCACGCTCTTCACGTACTGCGACTTCTTCAAGTACTGCGCCGACAGATCGCCAGCCAAGCACTCATAGACCGCCTTCCCGGTGATGGGATCTGCGTGGCTCGGCACCCATTTCTTGCCGTCCCTGATTTCGGTTTCCCGCTTCTCGATAAACTGTGCCATTGTGTTCTCCTTTTCTGTGGTGTGTGCTTTGGTTTTCCGGCTTCCGCCTATCTGTCATCCGGCAGCGGCGCTCGGCTCGTTTCCGGCTGGCTCCTGACGGGCAAGTCCGTATTCACTTGATGGTCTAAGTGTACACCAACATATAAGGGTACACAAGGTGCAAAATTAATCAGAACGAGCCGAAATCCCGAAATTTCCGTAGCGAATTTAACATCCTCGGCGGTGTAGGACTGTCAAACCAAAATTCCGGCATGGGTATGTTGGGTGATGTTGGATGATGTTGGATCGCGGGAGAGCGTTCCAAAATTCCGGCGCTTATATATGAAAACAGCCGCCTGGACAAATCCAAACGGCTGTTTTAAAATTCCGGCGATTGAAAATTCCGGCGGCTGATTCAAAATTCCGACATGTGCGATTTACTCATCATCTTCTACGTATTTGATAATGTTGCCTGGTTGCATATCCAAAAGCTTGCACAGCATCTCCAGTGCATGGATGCCGACAACTTTTCCGCTCCTGATTTCAGTGAGCGTTTTCGCACCAATCAGTTTTTCTCTGATGAGCCGCTTCTGGGTGTATCCGGCTTCTTTCAGTTCCTCTAGAACATCAAACTTATAAACAAACATTTGCTTGCGCCTCCTTCCACCACACAGCATATCACAAAAGTGTTGCGCCGTCAAGTCCGGCAGAATGTTTTAATAGTGTAACGCACAGCACGCAACGAAAGTGTTACGCACGCGCCACGCACACATAGGGTACATCGCACCTCATATAGGTACACGCGCCCGGAGTACTCCTCACGCCGTATGGTGCGGATTGCTCCATTAATGTGTGCGGACGGTCTGGAATCCTCACGCCCGGGCATGCCCGCCACACCCGGCGGCTATGAGATCCGCGCCGCGGCGATGGTTGACGGCGCCACCATGAAAAAAGAGTGACGGCAACCGGATGTTTTCGAAACCAGTACGCAAAAAACGCAACCGATACGAAACGGAAAAACAGAAACGGACGGCACGCCGAAAACGCTTGAAAGCGGGAAAGTAAACGCAACCAGGAAACGCAACCAGGAAACGAAAAACGGCAAAAAAAAATGAGAGTGCAAAAAGAGTTACAAAAAGAGACAAAAACGCTTGACAGTGTATGTCAAAAGAGTTACCATAAAAGCAACCCGAAACGGGAAAACACGAAACGCCGTAATTGGCGGGAAAGTAGGAAAATGAAACTTGACATTAACGATTTAATGAAAGAGTGTGAGCGGATCGCAAACGAGCGGAAAAACCAGCCGGAAAAGAAAAGCGCCGTGTTACCTGGTAACGGAAAGAAAGACGGCGCGTGGGATCTTTTCAACCCGTTACGCCGTCGTTGCGGCTATGACAATTCTAAAATTGGCGCGTATTCCGCAACTATTAGCGCCGTACCTGGTAACGTGGGATCTTTCTATTATTACGCCAACGAGGATGTGTTAGCGGAATATCAGAATTTAATTGATGAATACGGCGTCGAAATGTGCGTATCTTGCCCGTGTCATTGCCCAGGTTGCTATGCTGATAAGGAAAAACGTTATCAAGCCGTTTTTGAAACGCTTCTTTTAAATACGCTTGAAATGCATTTAAACCCGGCTCTCTTTTATGAACTGGTAGAAAATGAAATCTTTCACGGCGCGCATTCAAAAGAAATCGAAAAAGTCCGCATCCATGAATGTGGCGAATTCGTCAACGAGGCGGATTTTTTCGCGGCGATGGATATGATGAAAAGGCATCCTGATATGCCGTTTTTCGGTTATTCCAAGCAGCCTTTTGTCGGTGTGGCATACGTTAACGGCGAAATACCCGAAAATGTGCATTTTTCTTGTTCACCATGGATTACAAGAGACGGGAAAGTTTTATGTGCCGCAATTGGCGATATGCATCAATTCATTTTTGATGACGGTAGCAATCCGTCGCGTGATTCTATCGTTCATTGTTATTGTAGCAACCCCGACGGAACGGTTAACAAGGGAAATACTTGTACGGGATGCGGTCGATGTGTTAAAGCGCGCAAGGGTACAAAAACGGCCGTTTTTCCTCACGGCGTGGCACTAAAAAACACCTGGTTGGCGGGGCGTGCGTTGTATTATATCGATGTTTGCGGCGCGGATCGGAAAGAGGCTTGTGCGCTTGCTATTAGGGACGGCTTGACGGCTTGTAAGCGTTGGCATCCGGAAAACGTGGAAAAGCTTGTTGTGCGGCTCGTAAAAGCCGTAAAAGATGCCGAAAAGGAACGGGAACAATAAAAGCGCCGTTATTGGCGGGAAAGAGTGAAAACATGAAAGAAACGAAACAAGCGCGGAATATCAGACAAGCGCGCGAAATATTGCAAGCGTGCTACAATGCAAGCGGCTTATATTATCCGCTTGATAAGGAAACGGAAAACGAGTTGATAAAAGACATTGTGGCTTGCGTTGCGCTTGTCGGTTATCGGAAAGCGAAAAACACACTTGTAAAAGCAGCAAGCGAATAACAAGCGGGCAAGTTTGAAAACCAGCCGGAAGCGGCTGGTTTTTTTGTTGCCGTTTTTGCGGGATCTTGTTGTGCCTGGTAACGCTTTACCAAAAAACGCAATATGAGCCGCTTTAAGCGTGTTTTGTGCCTTGCCCGTATATATACACGCGCAAGTGGTAAAAACGCGCGTATGAGCCGGAAAACAGCTTTTACTGGCAAACGGGCAAGCGTGGCAAGCCGTACCGGATGTCAAGTGGAATATGATCTCGAAACAGCTTTTTAAACGTGGCATTCTTTGCCGTGTTACGTAGTAATGAAAACTACATCATATGGTATGAGATACCGTCAACCATGCCGCTTGAATTGTATAAACAATTTGGCAATCCGCTATAATTGTATATACAATTTAAAACAGTGCCACCGTTGTGGAAAACTTGAGAGAAATTGTGGATAACTCACCGTGAATGGTGGATAACTTTACTGGGCGAAAGCAAAGTTGTGGATAACTTTAATTGAATAAAATCTGTGCCTAAAACGCTTGAATTGTATACACAATTTGCAAAACAGGGTAGCAATTATCAGATAGGGAAAAAACTTGTTTTGTGTTACCCTTGCCCGCGCGATATAAACACGGATTGGATATAAACAACGCTTGCGGGGCGACCAGGAACGGCGATAATAAACACGTGTTGATTATATACCGATATGATCCAAAAGCAGCCTGGTTTCATGCCGTAATTGCAATTGCGTGTAATTATACATTATGCGAACATAGAATGACAGCATACCATATGATGTGCTTACAGGGTGGCGAATACAATATATTGTGGTTCGATTGCATAAAATCGAATGTCGGTGTTCACATTGGGAACAATAACGAAACAGATTGAACACGTGGCAACGCCTGGACAGCCAAACACGGGCGACATCGACAGCCGGGGAGGGTGTTTTTCTTCCAATTCGCTAGACTGCCGGGTTACCCCTACTACAAAACTGCGCTTAAGAGAACCTCGGCAAGTGGAGCAGTGCCTGACTATCGGCAACACCAGTACGGTCAATATAGTCATTCGGCAGTTCAACATAGTCATTTGGCACGGCGATGACTGTTTTGCTCGGCGATCCTGTCGGCATTGTCGGCATTTCGGCACGGTTCAGAAAGAAAGAAGCAAAGAAAGAATGTCTTTATATATATATATATATTATATAGACTAGAGTATATCGGCTATAATACATACTAGACATAAAATATGTCTTATTCATATGGTGCGCTCGAAATGACATCGAAGTGCGCTTGAGATGCGCTCGAAGTGCGCCGGAAGTGCGCCATTTGACCCTCAAATATGGCACGGCCTATATAATAATATATATACACATAATACTTTACAAAATATTATTAACTACGGTTAAGACCTCTTGACTACATAAGTACTCGGTAAATCATCGTCAACCTCTCGCGTCAGCGAGGGCATGGCAACCTCTTCCCACGGTCTCGGCTATAGGCCGCCATGTTTGTGTCGGTACTATGCTTGACAATGCTCGGACGCACTGCTAGAATGCCACCATCGGAGCGCATAATATTATTTTCTAGCGCAAATACTTCCACCCCATGATATTACAACCGAACATGAATACCTGACGAGCGCCGTTCACATAGATGATGTTGATGGCGCTTTTTGTTTGCGCCGGGAAGGACAGTGCATGGCGAAGAGAGACCGCACGGAGGAATACGATCCCGACTTCACAACGAAGGGTACGCCACGGAAGCGGTACAGAGCGCCTACCAAGAAACAGCAGAAGCTGAGGGAGCAGAACGATGCCCTGGAGGCGCAGGGACTGGCACGGAAGAGACACCTGATAAACCCCAACCGCAAGCAGAGAAGCAAGGGTGTCAAACAATACTCCTACAACGTGATGTTGCGGTGGACTGCGGAACAGCATGAGTACCTTCAGCAGAAAGCGTTTCGGGAGGGCATCTCGATGGCTGAATGGCTGCGGCGCTTGGTCGATGCGGTGAGGATGGCTGACGGCGGCCTGATGATGGGAAAGACGGAGACAGATGATGGCAGGGAGAAACGTGGGCAATAAGAGCTACGATGCACTGGTCGGCGAGGTATACGAAGACAACGTGACCGCAATCATGCGGGTGCTGACCAATGTCCGGCAGAAAGCTCCGGCTCACACTGATGCTGAAATCGAAGAGCGCGCCACCCAGTATTTTGTCGCTTGCCTTGACACTGCCACCCTGCCGGATCTCGCCAGTTTCGCCCTGGCGCTTGGCGTGAGCAAACACACGCTTGAGGGATGGTCTAGAGGCGTGAACTGCTCGGCTGACCGTCAGGAAATCATCCAGAAAGCGTACACCACGATTGAAGCGGCACAGTTGCAAGCCACAAGTCGGGGAAGCCTGAACCCCATCCTGTTCATCTTCCTTGCCAAATCGAAGTACGGCTACAGAGAGGATGGCAGTGTTGCCGGATACGGTGACCGCGCAGTCATCGAACAGGGCGCAAGCAATGCCGAAATCGCCGACCGCTACAACACGCCACTGAATGTCACTCTGCCCAGTCTGGCGCAACATGATGATCTACCCAACATCCCGGCGAAAGAGCCGGTTAATATAAATGCCGACACGGACTCAGCCGATGGCACACATGATTGAAGAATCAAGTGATACGGCTGTCAGACAACATCCAGTAACGCCATGATGGTGCAACTCCATCTGTCGGCGCGTCTTCCATGGTTACTGAGACCCCATGTGATGACCTCCTTTAGCGGGTACGGCGATAGGCTGTGATTAAAGGGACTTCAAATGTCCCGCCCGTGTTCACCGTTTGTAAGTCGGAGCGGACGGCTTGTGCGTGTGCCTCCATACTCTGCGGACGGATCTGCGGTCTGACCAGCCGCCTCGTTTACCCCCACTGCCAACACCTCCTGGCTTTCATGGGTTTCCTCCTTCACAAAACGGATTGGGCAACAAACACGCACACTTTTGGAGAACACGATGGCATCAAACTACGATACGCTGACCAACAGAATATATGCGGATATGGCACAGCGCGGCGTAACGCTGATGCACTTACAAGACCTGTTCGACCTCTCACTGAACGAGATCCGCACAGGCTCTTTCAACCGAAATGCAGTTTTCAAGGTTACAGGTGATGTAAAATCTGCACTTCGGCAGATTCTGGATGCGCATCCCGACAAACAGCTCCAAATCATGTATGACAAGACCCTGCTGCTTGAAGCGCCGTATCTGCTCGACAGTTACTGCCTGTACATCGAGAAGGACAGGAGACCTGATGAGCGGTTTTATGAGCCTCGGCGCAAAACGCTGAAGAAGGTGGTGGATGTCCTTCAGCGGCTTGAGGACGATGAGATGGACGAACAGTTCATCCATATGCCCGCGAGAACTGGCAAGAGCCAGACAATCACGATGGCGGTGGCATGGCACTGCGCCAAGAACCCGGAGTCATCCAACCTCTACGTGACATACACAGAGAGCGTGGCTGGTGCTTTCTTGGATGGCGTGAAGGAGATATGGACTGACCAGAACACGTACTGCCACTACGATGTCTTCCCCGGCATGAACATCGTTGCCACGGATTCGATAGCGCACACAATCGACCTGAACCGCAAGAAGAAGTACAAGAGCCTCTCGGCGAAGGGACTTGAAGCATCGCTGAACGGAGCTTATGACTGCAATGGTTGGCTCGTTGTCGATGACATCCTCAAGGGCATCGAAGAGGTGCTGAACCCGGAAGTCTTACACCGCAAGCAGTTGCTGTTTGACAACAACGTGATGCGCCGGAAGAAGGCGGGGGCGAAGGTGATCTACAACGGCACCATCTGGTCACTGCATGACATCTTCATGGATCGGCAGCGCTTTCTGGAAGAATCGGTCGATGCCAAGCACATCCGCTACAACATCCTCAAGATACCTGCGCTAGACCCAGTGACGGATGAATCCAACTTCGATTATGACTACGGTGTCGGCTTTGACACACAGTATTACCGCACGGAGAGAGCAAAGTTTCAGGCGAACGAGGACACTGCCGGATTCTTGGCGCAGTTCCAACAAGAGCCGATAGAGCGTGATGGCGCAATCTTCTCACCTGGCGGTCTGCAATACTACAACGGAGAACTGCCGGAAGAAGAGCCTGTCAAAATCGTGGCGGTGTGCGATGTGGCGCTCGGTGGCGAAGACTTCCTGTCGATGCCTGTGGCGTATGTCTACGAAAACGGTGATACCTACATCCACGATGTGGTCTTCGACAACACCGAAAAGGACATCACTCAGCCGCAAGTCATTGAAGCCATCATCCGCAATGATGTCGGCTCGGCGTTCTTTGAAGCGAACCAGGGCGGTGAAGGGTACAAGCGAGAAATCGACCAGAAACTGCATGAGCGGAAGGACTTCAACAACGGCAATGGCATCAACATCGTGAGCAAGTACACTCCCGGCACTCAGCGGAAAGCACAGCGCATCTGGGACAGCGCTCCGATGATACGCACGTTCTACTTCCGCGAGCCGCACTGCCGGAACGAGCAGTACAAGCGCTTCATGTTAAACCTGTTTTCGTTCACGATAACAACCAACAAGCACAAACATGATGATGCGCCGGATAGTCTCGCTATGCTGTGCGCATTCCTCAAGAAGGGAAGTGGCGTTCGTGCGGCAAAGATTGTACACGGCTTTATTTGATGGCTGGGGAGAGAAAGTGGGTAAGGATGTGCTGATTCGGGTATGCGAGGTAAGCAAGGAAGTCAAATGGCTTCAGCGCCGGATTGATGCTCTGCGTGAGGAGATCAAACGGCTTGAGGCGGGTGGCACTGTGCGTGATATGGTCAAGGGCGGTTCGGGGAATGACCAGATCTACCACATCGAAGGGATGCCCCTGCGGGATTTGGAGCGGAAGAAAAGCCTGCTCCGGGAGCGCATCGTCAAGATGTCCGGCAAGCAAGTCGAGCTTGAAGAAGCCATGACGGCGGCTGAAGCGTACATCCTGTCGATTGATGACCACCGTGTCCGGCAGATCCTTGAGTACATCTACATTGACGGCATGACTCAGGGGCAAGTCGGCAGGGTGATGAACCTCGACCAGAGCGTGATTTCACGCACTTTGACCGCCTATGTCCGGCAAAATCAGCAGAAAGATGCCTAAAACCGCCTAAAAAACCAAAGTTGCATACAAAACATATCAAAACATGGTATAATGCACAATAGGAATAGTAACCGGTGGGCAACGGGAACTAGATCCACACAACTACATCTGCATCGACACTCTGACTCCGGGTGTCGGTGCTTTTTTATTGCCGAAAAGGACGGCGAGGTGAGTGATGGCGGTTTTAGACTACGATGGCTGCGGCAGAAGAGTCATCTTCACAAACGAGCGTGAGGTGACGAGCGAAAACTTAATAAAGGTGCTTCAGCAGTCCTCGATTGTCCACACGATGAATGCTGACCGCATCAACTACCTCATCAAGTTTGAGGCAGGGTATCAGCCGTTCGAACGCACGAAGATCTATCGTGCCGATATCGACAGCCGGTGTGTGGACAATGTCGCAAACGAGATTACGGAATTTAAGCGTGGTTTCCATTGGGCGAACCCCATCACCCTGGTTCAGCGTGGTCAGCATGATTCCGGCAAGGATGATGAGCAGACTGCGGTAAGTCTGCTGAACGAGCAGTTTGCGGCAGAAGGAATCACTGGCAAACAGCAGGATCTCGGCAGATTCGTTGAAATCTGCGGTGTCGGGTACACCTACATCGATGTCAACGCCAACTACGTGGACGGCGATGCCTACTTCCGGCTCGTTACGCTCGACCCCCGGTACACTTTCGTGGTTCGGTCGAACTACTACGTGGATCACCGCATCGTGCTTGGTGTGACCTTCAGTCAGGATGACATGGGCAACACCTACTACTCCTGCTTCACGGACAAACAGCGCTTTGAGGTGTGCAACCTCGTTTCCAAAGCTGACGGCAGCGCCCGGAAGAAATCGGTGTGGAGCGAGATGCCGAACCGTGGGAGCGGTGACAGAAACCCGCTCGGCATGATCCCGATTGTCGAATGGATTCGTGACTATGACCGCACGGGATGCTTTGAGCGCCAGATTGGTGAGTGCCTCGCGCTTAACCAGTTGGCTTCGGATGTGCTGAACTCCTCGGCGCAGGACATTGACGGCATCTGGTGGGCGAATGATGTCGAGTTCGAAAAAGACCCTGAAAGCGGCGAGGTGAAGAAACCCGGCACCGGTGACTGGGTGATGTCCTACACTGCCGAAAACGGCAAACCAACCATTCAGCCGCTGAATCCCAAGTACGATTACGCCGGTGTACTCCAGAACTACACCACAAGGCGTGACCTCATCCTCCAGAAGTGCAACGTGCCCAGACGGTCTAGCACTTCCGGCGGTTCATCCGGCGTGGCGATGGACTCCGCAAACGGATTTGCCGTGGCTGAACTGTCGGCAAGCAAACAGGAGTACATCATGAGCGCTTGCAAGATGGCTGAAGTCAAAATCGTGCTTCAAGCCATCAAACTATGTCCGGCAGTCAAGGCGAATGACCCGCTCCTGTCCATCCGCTATAGCGATGTGCAAGCGAGTATCAAGCGCCAGAAGAACTACGAACTGACCACCAAAATCAACGCATTTGCGACCGGCGTGTCGCACGGCATCAACGGTCTGCATATGCTCCGTGCCATCAATCTGTTTGAAGATGTCGCACAGGTTTGGGACGATTCGCAGAAGATGATCGAGGAGTACCAGAAGAAGGAGTGCGAACAGCGTGAAACCACTTCTGGTTGGGGACAGTCCAGGTGGGCGAACGGCTCTGGCAACGGCGAACTGAGGCCGGACTACAACAAGAATGACCAAGATGAGTCCGACCAAAACTCGCCGTCAAAGGAAGGATGATGAATCATGGCATCGGTGCTGTCATTTGATGAGTTAAACCGCCTCGGCATCGAACGGCGGTCAGTGCCGTACCGTGAGTGGTTCTCGGCTATCAACCTTCCGAAAGCACGAATCGACAGGCGTGTGGAAATCGCTGAAGCTGTCGAGAGCGCCGTGATGGACTGGATGTATTTCGTGGCGGTCATGCTCGATGAGAACGGCTATTTCAATACGGCACTGTCCGCAAACGTGCTGAATGAAGCACTGCACGAAGCCGTGCCTGTTGATGATGAGTCTTACCTCGACATCTGGCTTCGGGATCTGGCGCAGGAACTGACAGACAGCACTCAGCGGAACATCGCTGACCCATACTTCCTCTCGGAAGACAGAGCAACGGTCATCGCTGAGAATCAGGCGCAGACGATTGCCGGATACGAAGAGTATGAAGACGCAGAGATGCGTGGCTTCACCTTCAAAACGTGGCACGGAATGCTCGACAATCGTGAGCGTGAGACTCATGTGGAGTCTGAAGGGCAGACAGTACCGATTGGCGAAGACTTCTTCGTGGGTGAAAACTCTTACTTCATCATGCCGTGTGTGCCGTCTGAAGCCGGAGCAGACCCGGAAGAGTATGTGAACTGCCGATGTTGGGCAACATTTGAATAACGCACGTAAAACCAGTCGCAATTATTTGCGGCTGTTTTTATTTGGTCAGAGAAGACCTAAATCGCAACCAAATCGCCAGAGAAGGCGTTAATCGCAAGCATGGTCAGAGAAGACCGTAAAACGCAGAAAGGAACTGAAATGGCAGAAGAGAACATCACTACCAGTACGCAGGAAACCACTTCCACTGAACAGCCGGAGAAATCGACCGAACAGCGCCTTGAGGAGCTGATGGTCGAATTTGCCAAGCTAAAGCGTGCGTCCGACAAGAACGCTTCGGAGGCGGCTGAGTACAGAAAAAAGTATCAGGCCACTTTGAGCGAGAAAGAACGTGCGGACATGGAGAAAGCCGAAGCGGCGGCGAAGCGGGATGAAGAACTGGAAACCCTGCGGAGAGAGAACAAGATCAGCAAGGTTGAGAAAACCTACCTTGGTCTCGGTTGGCTCCCGGACGAAGCCGCCAAGATGGCGGTGGCAGATGTGGATGGCGATTTCGATACCCGCCTGAAACTGATGGCTGCTGTCGATGAGCGGAAGAAGAAAGCCTACGAAGCGGAATGGCTGAAAGGCCGTCCCGAAGCCTTCACGGGCGGCGGCAGTGATAGCACTCCTGTCAGCAAGGCCGAATTTGACAAGTTCTCCTACACAGAACGTGTCGAGTTCAAACAGAAGTACCCCGATATGTATAAAGCCTACACCAAATAAGTAGGCGAATAGGAGGAGACTATGGCTCTCGATACCAACGCCACCAAACTGGCACAGTTAATCGATCCCGAAGTCCTTGCGGACTTCATCGACACGAAACTCATCGACAACATCCGGCTGACCCCTCTGGCCACCGTGGACACCACGCTTGTCGGCAGACCCGGCAACACGATCAAGGTGCCTTACTACACCTACATTGGTGACAGCACTGTCGTGGCAGAAGGCGCGGACATCCCGATCGCCCAGCTCACTCAGGACATCAAAGACGCTACCATCTATAAGGTTGGTAGAGGCGTACAGATCACGGACGAGGCCATCCTGTCCGGCCTTGGCGATCCCGTGGGCGAAGCCGCCCGCCAGCTCGTTGTGTCCATCGCCTCCAAGGTTGAGGCCGATATGTACGCTGAACTGAACGGCATCACCGGCACGATGAAGTACACCGGCACCATCGATGCTGATGGCGTTGCCGATGCCCTGATCAAGTTCGGCGAGGATCTGGATGGGCAGAAAGCTCTGCTTGTCAACCCCACCACCTATGCCGTCCTGCGCAAGGCCGACAACTGGCTGCCGGCTTCCGAAATTGCCGCCTCCATTTGGATTCGTGGTGCTGTCGGCGAGATCCAGGGTTGCCAGGTTGTGGTGTCCAACCGCGTCCCGGCGAACACGGCTTTCATCGTGAAACCCGGCGCTCTGGCTCTGTACCTGAAGCGCGACACGATGGTCGAGACCGACAGAGACATCATCAACAAGACCAACTACCTGACGGCTGACAAGCACTTCGTCTGCTACCTGCTGGACGAGAGCAAGGCCATCAAGATGGCTACCACCTGATCTCTCCAAGCGAAAGGAGAAGACGATGGGCATGATGCTCCACAGGCATCCGGCGCTGGTGGCGGTTGAGAAGAAACTCGCCGCCGCCAAGCCGGAAGAGAAGAAAGCGGAGCCTGTCGAGGCTGAAGAGAAGCCGAAGAAGACCCGCAAGGCGAAGAAGTAAGCGGAGGCGTGTGATGGACGAGAACAGCATCTATGAAAGCGTATGTGTCAGACTGGGACTGTTCTCGGTTGACGCACAGAGCGGTGGCATCACCGTGACAGCCGATGCTAAAACGGCGGTCATACTTCAGCAGATAGTGACCAAAGCGGTCGCAGACTGCACCAGACGGCGCGGTTATCCTGCCGCATACACGGCAGATATGATTGCTGCCGACATCGCGCAGTTTGAGAGCGTGGCGGTCGATTTGTCGATTTATGACTACAACAAAATGGGCGCAGAGGGAGAAAGTTCGCACAACGAGAACGGCACGTACAGATCGTACGATACCCGGCAGTCGGTGTTGCGACAGATTCTCCCTCTCACCAAGGTGGTGGCGTAAATGAGGATGTTGCTTAAAAACAAGCGGCAGATTTTCTACTCGCTGAACCTTGGTGAACAGCCTACTTTTGCGAGGGACGAGAACGGAGACATCATCTATGACACTATGCCGGATGGTGTCTCTGTCCCACGCAGAACTGGCGGCAAGGCGCAAGCGTACGAACTTGCTCAACCAGCGGCGGTCAATATTGCATTAGGCGCGGCGGCGATGAAGCCGTCACCGTTTGGCTTCAACTACTCCGGGTATACTGGTGTTAAAGAGTTTGATGCCAAAATCGTGACCGCCCTGAATGAGTACCCTATAAACGAGGGTGCGCTGATTTGGTATCACACCACGCCGCCAGATGATGCGCCAACGGATGTCTCACAAGCGGATTATTTCGTCATAGCGGCGTATAGCTCGCTGAATGAGACATCATACGTTTTACAGAAGGTTCAGCGATGAGTGTGCATGAGTACACAACAAACTTGTCGCATGGACAGTTGCGACACACAATCGCAGCACTAAAGCGATACAGAGACAAGGAGTTCCCGCTGAAGGTTCGGGAGTTTCTCAACCGGTTGGCTGATATTGGTGTTGATGTTGCCAGGGAGCGCACGGATGGCACACGCTATAGCAATTATGTTACGTTCACCAAAGAGGTGAAGGGCGGTTTGAAGAATCCGCGAAAAATTGCTTTGGTTGCCGGACGGAACTCGGAGGACTTCATCAGGCACTGGATTTCAAGCAGTTTTCAGCCAAGAGAAGCGAAAGTCAACTCCATGCTGATGCTTGAATTCGGCTCTGGTCAGTTTGCCGACCCTAGTTCGTGGCGAGGCACATTCCCCGACCAACATCTGGCGCATTTTGATTCTTGGTATTGGTATGAGTATTCTGATGAGACTCATGACCCGGAAGCAACGCCAGGAGATCCAGTCGGTAGCAGTGGCTTGCAGATGTTTACTTCATCAGGCGAAAAGCCAAAGAAGCCGATGATGGAAGCGGCAGACGAAATGCGGAGACAGATTTTGAGCATTGCTCACTCTGTATTCGATTGAGCAGAGGTGACCTATGGCAAAACCATTCATGGACTATGAGTCGATAGTGGTAACCAGACTGACTTACTATCTGGAGCAAGAGTATTCGGCTCGTTTTCCAGATTTGCAAGTGGTTACCGATGACTTAATCACCAGACCCAGCAGGTGGCCTACCGTCTGGGTACGTGCTATTCAAAATGTTGAGCGTGACCGTGAACTGGAGGGTGACCGTATCGTAGGTGTTACGGCTACTTTCCAAATCGAAGTCTATGACAACGCCTCGCAGGAAAATGCGAAAGATGTTGGAGACAGCGTGACCGCCATCATGAAGAGCATGGCCTTTGACGGTATTCAACTGCCGGAGAAGGACAGTGTAAGTAGCGTGTGGCGTGTAATCGGCAGATATCGCCGGTATATCGCCGCAGATGATGTGCTTTAAGCACGTAAGGAGGATACCAATATGGCAAGCGGACTTAAGAGCAGAATTCTTTACCGCACCCACAATGATGAGACCACCAACTGGGCTGGCTCTTGGACGATGCTGATCCGTCCTAAGACCCTGCCGTCCCCGCTCGGTGAGCGCAACTCCATCGATGTCTCCACCCTGGAAGACGAGCAGGAAGTCACAGAACCCGGCAGACGCGCCTCTGTGACCATGTCCGTCCAGGGGGCGATGGAGAAGGACTATCTGGACGCTATGGTTCAGCTGGCTGACACCAAACTGGACTTCCTTGTCCTGTATGGCACGGAAGGTCTCGGCTCCATCGCCAAGTACGCCTTCACCGGCTTCGTGGATGTCAACCCTGACGAAGCTGATGCCGATGAGCATCTGACGATGACCGCCAACATCGCCGTGTCTACCGTCCCGGTCAAGATCACGGATGACTACACCGTGACCACCACGGATGGCAAGGCGTTCACGGTGACTGCGGCTGGCTGAGTCGCACCCCAACAGCGGGATGGCGTGTAAAAGCGCTGTCCCGCTTTTTTTAATACCTAAAATCGCCCAAAACGGGCAGAAAGCGGTGAATGATGCGTACTTTTAACATCAACGGGAGACTGTACAAGGCTGCTCCGTTCACGTTCAACACTCTCGCTGACCTTGAGGACTTCGGCATCAGCCTGGAGGATATGCGGAAGAAACCGATGGCTACCATCCGTGCGTATTTCGCTCTGTGCGCTGGCGGCGATGCTGAGTATGCCGGTCGGGAACTTGAGGCTCACATGATTGCCGGTGGCAACTTGGAAAGCATCAGCAATGCAATGGCGGGAGAGATGGAAGACTCCGATTTTTTTCGACACCTCGCTACGAAATCGAACGAGAACAGCGAAGAGGGCGAAGAGACTCAGCCGAAGAAGACGAAGAAGAAATAACTGAAGCCAAACCGCAGATGACGATGCACGAAGGAATCGTGTACTACGGGAGTCTGCGGCGGTTTTTTGAAAACGAGTGGTTCATCAAGGCTTCCGACATTGGCATCACCTATTGGGAGTTTTGGGACATGAATCCTCGGATACTTGGCGTGTTGAATCTGGTATATGAGCGAAGAGTGAAGCAACGCGACCAAGAAATGTGGCAACAGGGACAGTACACGTATGCGGCGTTTAGCGTTGTACTCGGAAACGCCTTCCGCAAGAAGGGAAGTGCGCCAGAGGAGTATCCGCAAAAGCCGTTCATGTCGGATTACTTCGACACGTTGGATGACCCGGAAAAGAATGAGCGCTTGGCAATGCTTGAAATGGACAAGTACATCGCAGTGCTGTCCAAAGAAAGGACTTTGCCGATGAGGTGATGACATGGCTGCTATGGGGATGGACATTGAACAATTAAGTGTACGGATAGTGTCGGACTCTAGCGCTGCCGTTGCCGGAGTTGACAAACTCATTGATGCACTTGAAAGGCTGAACAATACATCTGTCGAAAATGTTTCAAAGGCTTTTGACTCTTTTCGCGGAGTTTCCGCGAAGGTTGGCAAAAGTGGCGGTGGCGGCGTAACCGAACTGGCGAAGTCTACGCACTCGTTCACCACCCGCCTTGCCTTTGCTATCGGCAAGTTCCGTCAAATTTTTTACTTGGCCAAAAGAGTCAGTTCCGTCTTTGTGAAAATGACGGAATCGGCGATGGATTATGTTGAAGTTTTAAACTACTTCAACGCCGCTTTCGATCAAGTTGCGTCTAGGTCTGTTGAAACTTTCGGCGATGCCGGTGAAGAATCCGGCAAGGCGTTCACGAACCGTTTTGCGGCAGAAGCTGAGAAACTGACGGAGCAGATGTCCGGCTATCGGGTGACAGAGTCCGGCATGGTGACCAACACTCTTGGCACTACGCTCGGCATGAATCCCGCCACCATGATGAACTACCAGGCCACCTTTGCTCAGATGGCGAGTTCCATGGGCGTGTCCTCAGACATGGCTGTCGATTTGTCCAGAGCATTGACGGAGATTGGTGCTGACCTTGCATCCGTCAAGAACATGGACTTTGAGGATACCTGGGCGAACTTGCAGTCCGGCTTGGTCGGTATGTCCAGAGCGGTTGACAAGTTTGGCGTGAACATCAGAAATGTCAACCTTCAGCAAAAGCTGACGGATCTCGGCATCGAAGCCAATATCCAGTCGATGAATCAGCAAGACAAAGCGCTCTTGCGTACCATCATCATCCTGGAGAACTCGCAGTATGCGTGGGGTGACCTTGCTGATACCCTTCAGCAACCCGCTAACCAGATTCGTGTGTTGCGTTCTGGGCTGGCGAACCTTGGGCGTACCATCGGCAACCTGTTCCTTCCAATTGTCGCGGCGGCGCTGCCGTACATCAACGCTTTTGTTGTTGCTCTCCAGAAAATGTTTGAAATGCTCGTCAACTTGATGGGCATTGACTTTGACTGGGGTTCGGTCGGCGGCGCGGCTATTAACTCGGAGTGGGCAGATTATCTTGACGATACGACTGACAGTCTGGGTGAAGCGACAAAAGCGGCTGAGGAATGGAAGAATCAAATCCTCGGCTTTGACGAGATAAACAAGCTCGGAAGCGAATCCAGTGATTCCGGGAGCGGTTCTAGTTCTGGATCGAATCCGTATGTCTCCCTTCAACTGGAGAACGCACTGCGGCTTGCACTAGAACGGTATCAGAAAGTTTGGGACGAGTCCTACAACAATGTCAGCAACCAGGTAAGCGAGATCGCGGAGCGCATCATCGAGTGGTTTGGCAAGCTGAAAACTGCCGCACAGCCTACACTTAATGCGATGTCCCGGCTCTGGAATGATGTTCTGAAACCGCTCGGTCTTTGGAAGTGGGAAGCACTGAAAGGCTTTTACGAAAACTTCCTCAAACCGCTCGGTGAGTGGGTACTCGGAGAAGGTATTCCTCGCTTGGTTGATGCGCTCACCAGACTTTATGAGCATATCGACTGGGCGGCTTTGAAGGATGCTCTGGACAAGTTCTGGAAAGCAATCGAACCGCTTGCCGAAGCGTACTTTGAAGGCATCATCGCTTTCGTCAATGCAATTACTCCTCTTGCCTCGCTTACGTTTGATGCGGCAACAAACTTCATTGCTAATGTTTCGGAACTGCTGAATGGCCTTGATCCGACCATCCTCAAACTGCTCGGTGAAGTGTTAGGAGCGGCGGCTGGCATCAAGTTCTTTGGCGGTCTGCTCGGACTTGGCAACATTCTGCCGACTCTGCTTGGACTCGGTGGGAAGGGTGCTTTGGCTACTGGCGGTAAAGGATTCCTCTCCAAGCTCTTCGGCTTCGGAGGAAAGGCACTCCTGACCATACTTGCCGGTGATGCGCTCAACGAAATCATTCAAGACCAACTCACCGATGGCGGTAAGACGGAAAACCACGGTGGAAAACGATGGGCAGAATGGGCATCCGCACTTGGCACAAGCGGTGCTGAAGGTGCGCTAATCGGTTCAAAGTTCGGCACTGTTGGCGTTATCATCGGCACGATGGCCGGATTGATTAAAGCGCTCGGCACGTTTGAAGACAGTGCTGGTGAAGGCTTCGATGATAAACTGCGTACCGGCTCGGAATTTGTTCTTGAGGCCGAGAAGAGACTCCTCCCTCTTGCTTTTGCTTTGATACAAGGGAAGACTCTCGATGAGTTAGAGGCTGACCGCAAGGCGAGAGAAGAGAAGTACCAGAAGAATCAGGAACAGCGTGACCGGGCAAGGGCGTACCGCACCTATTTCAATAGGAAACAGCTCACGAAGCAGGGGTGGACATGGCTGACCAGTGACGAACACGCCGCCATCGGAGAATACGGTGCTTCGCGTGAGTCGAAACTCAGCACCATTGACGCACAGGCAGATTCGATGCGTGGCAAGCGCATGGCGCAGTACCGGCAGCGTGTGGTTCATGGTTGGAATGACATCGTGGACGGCGCGAAACAGGCGCTTGAAAACCGCGCTCCGAACTTGTTTGCCGCAATGAATCGCCACAAGCAGACGGTTGACAACAAGATGGCGGCATCGGGCAACAGTGCTAAGCAGGCGTATGCAAGCGGCTTCAACGGACTCGGCGGCGAGATTAACAAAGTTCTGAACGGTGTCACGAACGTGATTGCCAAGAACAAGATGGCGCACGATAGTGAGACTCGGAAAGCGGGCGCATCTGCGAAGAAAGCGTATCTCGCCGGACTGACTGGACTCACTTCCGATGTCGAAAAGGTGTTTACCGCCGCAAAGGGTGCGATAGAGAAGTCCAAGGCAGGGACGAAGGAAGCCGGAAAGGCGGCGGGTGAGGAAATCAGAAACGCCATCGGCGATGCCATCAGCCCTATTGTGACGGACACGGAGACTTCGATGAGCAGTCTGAAGAAGAAGATCACCGAAGAACTGTCCTATGACAACGTGAAGAAAGGCCTGAGCAACGTGCCTAATGCCTTCTCGGATGTGTTCGCAGAAGCGGCAAACGCCGCCATTGAAAAATACAACGAGATGGCAAAGAACCTGTCGAAAACGACCATCAACAACACCAAAGCCTTCAACGTGACGGAAGCCGCGAAAGTAACTCGCGGAAGAAACATGGTGACGGCATACGCGAACGGCGGTTTCCCGGAAGACGGATTCTTCTTCGCGAACAGCACTGAAATGGTCGGTCGGTTTGCGAACGGGCGCACTGCCGTGGCGAACAACGAACAGATTATCGCTGGTATCGAAGGCGGCGTAGCGCGTGGCATGGCACAGGCAATCATGTCCACTGCGAACGCGACCGGCGGCACGAACGGACAGCCGGTGCAGGTGGTCATCACGGTTGACAGCGAAACTCTGTACCGTGCGACTCTTCGTGGCGAGTCGAAATACAACAACCGCTACCACATGACAGTCAGATAAAGGCGCGGTAAGAACAAACAATGCCATCGTGCGGGACAAGTGCCTGTGCGATGGCATTCTTTTTTATCTGAAAGGGGGACTACCCGATGGCACAGGATGACGAGCCTATTATCTATATAGACGGCGAACCAGACAGGATGCTGATAATCAACGCTGTTATTGTTGACGGTGAACTGGTCGGCGGCACTCGGCTGAAGTCCCCGGCAGAGTTTCAGTGGGGCTGGCAGCAGGTGTCCGACCAGAACGCCGGGAGAACACAGGACACAACGATGCACGTTAACCGCATCGGCATCAAGCGGAAACTGGAACTTGAGTGGCAGAATCTCACGCCACAGGAAACGTATGAAATCCTTCAGGTGTTTCAGCCGGAATACATTCGGGTGACATACCACGATCCGCTTGATTCTCCAGACCCTGATGCGATGTCAACGCGCACGTTCTATACGGGCGATAAATCCGCGCCCATCTATTCGTGGTATATCGGCGGTGAACGGTATGAAAAACTCACGTTCAACCTGATTGAACGGTAAGGAGGTGGCGATATGGCTGTAAAAGGATTCAATGTCGGCGGCAACATCCACCAGTACGATGTGAATAGTCTCGCTAACCTTGCAGATGTCACCGACAGGATCGATGCTGTGGAGGACGGGCTTTCCGACATCACGAACGGCTATTCAAAGTTCCGCTATGCGACCGGCTCGTTCACGACAAGCAGTCTGGCTAGTCAGGGCGACTTGGAAGTGACAGTGCCTTGCCCGGCAGAGTTTAACGGCGGCGTTTGCTTACTTCTTCTGACCAGAAACGGCACTTACTTCACTTCGATGGGAACGACTATCAGCAACGGTTCTGCCGGTTGTTGGATTCGGAACGTGTCTGGCACAACGCGCAGCGTGACAGTCGGATATGTCGCGTTGATGTTTGCATGACAGCGGAATGGTGGGATAAATGACGGACTATAGCATCGACAGCATCAACATGACGATGACTCTATCCAACGGGACGGTGCTGACCATCGGCAACGGCGATGTGATGCTCGGAACGTTCAGCTTGAGTGATTCGTCATCTACATCAACTGAATTTCAACTCGGAACAGCGATTGCGAAGAAGCTTTCCTTTGAACTGAACAATTACGATGACCGTTTCAGCGACTACGATTTTGTCGGTGCGGTTGTCAGCGCAAGCCTGTCGTACACGGTCGGGAACATCCTCGCCAGTGCCAATGCCACGGTGACGAACAATCTTCTGGAGTTGCCGAACGCGCACGTTGACAGCGCAAACTTGCTCGGCAGCACAGCCGCTACGGAGTCGAACGGTAACACAGTTACGATGGAAAACGGCATCGTGACGGACACGGGTGCTTCGCTTGATGCGAACGGCATCCTGACATTCGGTGACGGCACTTTGTCCAACCGTGACATCATCGGCATCAACGGCGGCACGGTGACAGCGCCGGTCGGAGTGTACTATGTGGTTGAAAAGCCTACCTACAACGGCGGCACGATTGCTTTCACGGCACTCGACTGCATCTGCCTGACCGACAGAGTGTGGGACACATCGCTCACGTTCCCGACCACGCTTCAAATGATCTACAACGAAATCTGCGAGTACTGCAATGTGCCGCACCTTTCGCAGATTATTCCGGACGGCGGTTATGTTGTGCAGTCCAAGCCAGCCGAAACGACCATCACCTGCGCGGATATGCTCTGCTACATCTCGCAGTTGTGCGGCGGTTTCGCGCACACGGATGCGGACGGAAACTTGTGCATCATGCAGTACGGCGGTGTTCTGCACAGCATCGCGCAGTCCTTCACATCGGAAATCGACACGGATGACATCATCATCACCGGCGTTTCTGCCATTGAGTGCTTCGATGAGACGGACGATGCACAGCCGGGGTACTTCCTGGCCGGTAGTGCGGGATACGTTCTGGCGATTGCAGAGAACCCTCTTGTTCAGCAGGGCGATGCGCAGAAAGCTGCCACGTTCGTCAACAGCGTTGTTCACGGCATGAAGTTCCGTCCGATGCACCTGACCGTGCCGAAAGACCCTACGATCCATGCCGGAGATGCTTTCATCTTCACGGACAGAAAAGGCAATCAGTACGGTGGATACGCCACGAATGTGAACTTCAACACGAACGATGTGACAACGGTTGATATGGATGCCAAATCGCCCACGGAACATAATTCCGTGAACTACTCGTCCACGACTAAAACGATGTCGGAAGTGCGGAGGTTGACCGGAACGGATGCCATCTTCGACCGCATCTATGCCCGTGGCATCAACGCTGACTACATCAATGTCGGTACGCTGAAAGGTATCCGCATCGAGGCTGATGAAGGACTGCTCGGAGGTTGGTCGATTGACGATGACGGCATTGAAAAAATCGTCCAGACAAGTGGCAATCCGTATAAAGTTCGGCTTGATGCCGCACAGACAGGATCAGACCCGTTCTTGGTTTGCTACTTCCAGATAAACGATGCATGGGTGCCGATGATGCGGATATACCCGGACGGGCAGGCAGTTTTCGGAAACGCTGACTACAATGGCACTTTTGCCGTCTCGCCTAGCACCGGCTTGGAATACTACCGCCAAGGCTATGGATCACTGATTCTACGTGTTGGCGATGAGTCGATGGAAATCATCGTTCATAACGAGGCCAACAGCGAACGCGTCTACATCAGCAACGGCTCTGTCTCCATCGTGGACGGCACTTTACAGACAACGCTGTGGCCAGGTTCTATCGCTATGCGTGACTCCAGTAACTACGCAAGCATGACCGCCACCCAACTCAAGAACCTTCTGGCAAAACTGTAAGGAGGATTTGAATCATGGCAATCAATGGATTTAAAGCGGACGGCACGACCTACCGCTACAACGCCGAAGCACTCGATGGGTACGCGCCTATCGAGGACGGATCGGTCACGGTGGAAAAACTTGCGTCCGGCGTGATTGATGACACGCTTGCGGTCGATGGCGCTGCGGCTGATGCCAAGGCAACTGGCGATGCGATCACCACGCTTAACAACGGATTTGCGAACTTAGGCACGTTCAATGTTATCACGGCATCCGTAAACAGTAGCGAATACACAGATATTCCATATCCGTCCGGCTTTTCTGCCGCCAACACCGTGATTTTGGGTGCGTCCATCTACACAAGGTACAATTCGTGGGTTGACTTCACTTATGACACGTTTACCTATAGCGGTGACTTATTGTTCACGGCTTCTGGCGTTCGGTTCACGCCAAAGAGCGCCGGGTACGCAAAGCAGATTCGCATTGTGCTTTGGCATTCGTGACCACGCCATACAACGGTTATACGCAATTATCGGCAAATGTGTTTCAGAACCACAAAACCATAACGGACACAATCTTGTTCGACTTGTTCGCATAACTGTCATAAAAAGAAACCACACCGCCACAGACGGCGAAGGAGAAGACATGGACTACATAATCGCTATTATCGGTGGCGGCGTGGGTGCCGCAGTGATTTCGCTTATCTCGGCATTGCTCCAGACATGGCAGAAAAGGAAGTACGAAAAGGAAGACAAAGAGTCGGCTGACATGACGGCGCTCAAAGCCGGGATGAAGTGGTTGATGTATGACCGCATCCGCTTCCTTGGTCTGCACTATATCGAATCCGGGACGGTTGATTTTGATGACCGCCGGATTCTCCGTGAGATGCACCACGCTTACCACTTCGGCTTGGAAGGTAATGGTGACCTCGACAACATCATGCAACTCGTTGACAAGCTGCCGCTGACGCAGGAGGTAAGGAAGAATGAAACTGTCTGACAAAGCATACAACATCCTCAAATGGATCTGCATGGTCGCGCTGAATGCCATCGGCGTGTTTTATAAGACCATAGCCATCATCTGGTCACTGCCGTACGGCAATGAAGTGGCGCTTACGTGTTCCGCTCTGGCGCTGTGCATCGGGACGCTTATCGGCATCAGCACTGCCGAATACTACAAGGACAAAAGGCATGAAGATATTTCGGAGACTGGCGCTGTGGATTAAACAGCGGAGATGCCGCCACACTGAGTTTGAGCAAATCAGTGCCATCAAGGTTCGGTGCAAACGGTGCGGCAGAGAATTTATCCTGTATCAAATAGGTGGGCGGTCTCAGGACTGACCCACCTTTTCTTTTATCCGAATTCCAACAGAAAGGGCAAAATGGTGATTGCTTATGAGCAAAGCATGGAGTAGAGTGTGTAAGGACGCACTGCTCGTCTACGCACACCGCGATCAGTACGCTTACCTGTACGGCGCGAATGGTGAGCGACCTGCAAACGTGACGGAGGCCACCCAGCTCGTCAACCGGCTCTGGAATGCGTATCCGGCGCATTTTCAGCAGACGGTGATTAACGCCGGACATACCAAAAAGGAACTCATCTACCACATTGTCGGACGGCAGTGCTTTGACTGTTCCTCGTTCGTCTGTGCGGTGACGCAGAGTGACTATCCGAACCTGAGAGTGACCAGAGACTATAACAGCACCGGCCTCATCAACCAGTGCGCTGTGCAGACCACGGTGGCGAAAGGGTATGCCGGGAGTGTGCTGTGGAAGAGCGGTCATGTGGCGATTGACTGCGGCTACGGCGTGTGCGTTGACTTCGGCAATGAGTGGCTTGACTGCCGACAGTATGCCGCTCCTGAAGGGAACTTTCAGAAGTCGGGACAGTTGCCGTGGGTAGACTACACTGGTAGTAACGATAGGTGACTTCTAGCGTGTCTGACTATTGAGTTGCCACGGAGTTGCCACGAATTTTAAAAAGCACGCTTTTATGCTGTTTGTGAGATATGGGGAAGAGTTCGATTCCCTTTACCTGCTTCTTTTTATGCAGTAGTTTGTTTAACCATGAAAAGCACGGTTTTATGCGGAAAACGCTTCGAATCCGCATAGAATCGTGCTTTTTTGTTATTCTGCGATATAACGCTCCGTGAATGAATATAACGCAAATTTGTATTTTTACACGCTTCGTTATATTTTAGTTGCCACGCGTGGCAACTGTATAAAACAAAACCCTGCCATTATTTCGGCAGGATTTTGCTGATTCGCTTTGCGATTTCCGCATTTATTTTTTTCTCTTCCTCGGAAATTGTACCCCGATACACTCGCTTCATCACATAATCGGATGACCAGCCGCCTCTCGCCATGATGTACTGGTCGGGAACGCCCCAGGCGTGCATCGTGGATGCGGCGTAGTGGCGCAAGTCATGGAAACGGAAACGGTGTACTCCTGATGTCTTGATGGCTCGTTCAAACCTGTGACTGATTTGGTCTGGATTCGCCTGGATGACTCTGCCCTTCTTCACGGCAGGGATGGCATCCATAATCTCCTTGGGCAATGGGACATCACGCACACTGCCGGGAGTTTTCGGCATCTTCACCACCCAATCCCGGTCTTCTGTCTTCACCATCGCTTTGCTGACATGGACGATGCCGCTCTTGCGGTCGATGTCATCCGCTGTGAGAGCGCATATCTCGGAGCGCCTCATGCACCCGTACGCAGCAAGCATGACCGCCAGATACAAGTCATTGTCCTTGGTGCGTGTCTGCGTGATGTACCGGAGGAACTCGCCCACATCGCCGTCTGATGGCGTGTACGTGTCCGCTCTGTACCTGGTCGGCAGTGTGATGCCGTTAAAGCTCACATCCACCATCGCCAGTGATGCCCGGAGCAGTCCCCATGCGTTGCTGACTCTCTTCGGACTGTGGTCGGCTGAATAGTCGGATACCCACCTCTGTAGATCAACACGTTTGAGGCGCTGAACTCGGATACTGCCGATGCCGTCATAAGCCGTGCGGTACAGTGACTCATACGCCCGTATGGTGGACGGAGAGAGGATGCCGATGCGCACATCAATGTACTGCCGGATGGCTTCATGCACGGTCGGATTCTCTGAAATCTTCCGCTTCTGCGTCTTCAGCAGCGCGGCTTGCATCTCGGCGTCACGCTTTGTCTCGGCAGTGACGGACTGCGTGATTTTATGACCGTCTTCATCCGTCCCAAGGAACACCCTGATGCGCCACGATCCGCTCGGTAACCTTTTGGCGTTTGCCATCATCCCGCCTTTCCGTGCGCTCTGCACTCGATGTTGTCGGCACTCTCAGGCGAATATAAATCATCACTTTCGATATGTACACATTCATGCCTGTAGGTGCGCTTTCTCTGTTCCTCATCCTCATTGGCGTTAATCAGCATGACATATGTGCCGTCCTCGGCTACCGTGACAGCGCCTGGTACACGGCTCGGCATCTTCACGGTGATGACATTGCACTCATGCTTCTCATCCCACCAAACGGACTCAATCTGCATTCCGTCTCCCTTTCAACAGTAAAAGCATATCGCTGACTGTTTTTAGATCCTCTGGACTGGCATCTTTCGCCGCATCAAAAAGGATACGCAGTTCGGCGTTCTCTTTCATGGTCTGCGCCAACTCCTGAGTCTCTTTGCTTATGTAGTACGTTTTAGGCTCCGGCTCATCAACCATGCCACACAGCCATGCCGGATTCACGCCTGTTGCTTTACCGATTGACTCAATAATCGGCATTTTGACTCTTTCAATCTCTCCCCGTTCGTAACGTGTAATCGAGGATGCCGCCAGGTTGAGTTTCTCTGCAAGTTCCTTGCGGTTCATTCCGGCTTTCTCTCTCGCCTGTCGGATGCGGTTACCTATCTCTTTGCTGTCGAGTATCTCTGTCATGGTAAGTACCTCTGCCCATAATATTATGAAACAACCGCTTCTGTAACTGCATTATATCAAGCCTGTTTGCCATGTGCAATACGCCGTAAAAATATTTTTACAAAAAATTGCGATATGCTATTGACAACTGCGGTATGCACGTTATAATGGACATTGTGATTGCGGAATGCAATCAACAAAATGAGAGGAGATGGTGCTGTGTTTAACGCAAACAAGGTGCGTGGGAAGTTGGCGGAGATGCAACTCACCCAGAAGGATGTTGCCAAGGTGTGGAACTGCTCCCTACCCACGGTCAGTCAGAAACTGAATGGCCTCAGACCGCTGTTCCTGGACGAAGCGGTTTCGCTTGCCAACCTACTGGATCTGACCGACCAAGAGAAAGTCGATATTTTTTTTGCTGACCAGATTGCGTAATGCAATCACAATACTATGAGAGGTGTGCGTAATGAGAGAGAAAGTCGAGCGGGTAATCATGTTTGCCATCGTGGTGGCGCTGTTCGTGACGATGGCGGCTGGCCTTGTGGTCATCGCTGACAAGATGGTTTTGGGAGCGGCGATGATTCTGATTCCTCTGCTCATTCTGCTCATCTTCGGTCAGGAGGACGAATCATGACACTAGCGAGTATCGGGGCGCTGCTTGTGGCAGTTACCGTGGCGGCGAGTAGCGCCATACCAACAGAACCTGAACACGATCCTAGCCGGAGAGCAGCAGACATGGCAGAGATGGGAATAACGTGTGAAGGGGACACGGCAAGCGGATACACATACTTCGATATCCCGCTTGATGACGAGACTCAGGAGTACATCACCGATGTCTGCGATCAGTACGGTCTGGATGTCCGCATCATGTACGGCATCTTCTGGCAAGAGTCACGCTTTCAGCCGGAGGTGGTCGGTGACAATGGTCAGAGCTTCGGACTTGGGCAGATAAAACGCAAGTGGCATGAGGACAGAATCGCCAGACTTTGCGTGACGAACCTCTACGATGCCAAGCAGAACGCTCTGGTGGCGTGTGACTACATGGCAGAACTACTGGTGATGTACGGCAACTATCGGGACGCGCTGACGGCGTACAGATACGGTGATTTGGTCATCACTGGTGAGGACTACGCCGCAATGGTTATGGCACAAGCGGAGAGCTTTACAGAACGATGAAGGAGGAAACATCAATGAGCGCCAGAATGAACGAGGTGGGCATGGCGATGGTCAACATGATGTCGCTGTGGGAGTTGCAGAGAGACTATGACGAACTGCACATCTACTACATCTGCGAGGACGGCAAGGCTGTGGATATCGGCACGGAGCCGTTGGAGGACTGAGATGGAGCGTGAGAAGCAGACGGCTGTTGTCCTCAATCACTTGAAGTATCGTGGCGGTCTTACCGCTATCGAAGCGGTCAAAATCTACGGCATCATGCGGTTGGCGGCACGAATCGCAGACTTGCGAGATTCCGGCATCAACATCCGCACGGAGCGTGTGAGCATCACGAACGATAAGGGCAAGGAGGTGATGCACTTTGCTCGATACCACCTGGTGTGACGATGACCTCACCGAACTTCTCCGGGAGATGGAGGAGAAAGACGATGCCGATGCGTGGCTCTGGGACGAGGACGAGGAATACGAAGAACCGTTCCAGTGTCCTGACGGATTCGTGGATGACAGATTCTAAAGGAGGTAACAATGGGCGAGACTGTGGCAGTGGCTGACAAGAAGCCTATCACGTTCAGCGAACAGTTGATGACGAAGCTGAACGAAAGCGAGGCCGGACTTGTGCCCTCGTTTAACAAAGTGCGGTTCACCGCCAACTGTGTGGCGTTGCTGAACAGCGATGAGAAACTTCAGAACTATCCTGCGCCTGTGCTTATCAACACCATGATGAAAGCGGCGCTTCTGGATCTCGACCCGTTCATGGGCGATGCGTACGCCATCCCTTACGGGAAGACCGTGAAACTAACCATCTCCTATCTTGGGGCGATGAAGTTGGTTCAGCGGTTCAGCATCCGACCTGTGAAGGAAATCGGTTCTGAGGTGGTGCGTGAAGGCGATCAGTTTGAGGTGACGGTCAACGGTGACAACACCGATTTCGTTTTCAAGCCGCTCCCGTTCAATGACGGCAAAATCATCGGAGCTTTCGCTTATGTCCGCTTTGAGGACGGTGGTTGCCAGTTGGAGCGCATGACTCTCCGTGAACTGGAGAACGTGCGGAAGCAGAGCAGGGCAGCAAACAGCGCACCGTGGACGGTGTGGACTGACCAGATGTATCGGAAGTCTTGCATTCTCCGGCTGACGAAGAAGATTCGTCTCGACCTTTCTGCCGGACAGAGACAGGTGTGGAAGGAAGATGTCGAGTCTGGCGTGGACATCAACGAGAAGCCGAAGGTGGATAACCCGTTTGGCGATAGCATCGTGGACGGTGATGCGGTGGAGGTAGCGGATGCCTAATGTGGCAAAAGACCTGACTGGTGTTCGTTTCGGCAGACTCGTTGTTCTTGATCGTGTCGGGACAAAGAACGGCAAACCTCTCTGGAGATGCGAGTGTGACTGCGGAAACATCCACGATGTCTCATCAACACATCTCTTGCGTGGTAGCACGAAGAGTTGCGGATGCTATCGTCCAGACCATGCGAAAGAACTTCACACGAAGCACAACGGAAAGGGAACGAGACTGTACAGAATCTACACGGGCGTGAGGACAAGGTGCTTCAACAAGAACGATCACGCATACGCCAGGTACGGTGCTTCCGGGATATCCATTTGCAAAGAGTGGGACGGAGCTGACGGCTTTGAGCGTTTCCGCGATTGGGCGATGAATAATGGCTACAGTGACAATCTCACGCTCGACAGGATTGATAACGCTAAAGGCTATCAGCCGGACAACTGCCGTTGGGTGAGCATGAAAGCGCAAGAGCGCAACAGAACGAACAATCGCTACCTGACGGCGAATGGTGAGACACACATCATTGCCGAGTGGTCAGACATCACCGGCATCAAGCAGTCAATGATTTCGCAGAGGTTGTACCACGGATGGACACCAGAAGAGGCGCTGGGACTGGCAGAAAGGAGGAAACGTGCAACTGACCGCTGACAACTATTACAGTGACGCATCAAACCGCAAATATCTGTCGGTCAGCCAGATCCATGACTTCATCGGCAGTATCGCCGTGCCAGGGTGTGAGGCGAGAGCGCTTGCAAAGCTGAACGGTGAGTACCGTGAAGAACCGTCTGATGCACTGCTCCTTGGCAGTCTGGTGGATGTGATGCTCACGGGTACGGAAAAGGAGTACACGGCTTTCGTGGAACAGCACCCGGAGATGTTCTCCTCCCGTGGAAAGACAGCCGGACAGTTCCTTGCAAAGTACGCTCTCGCGGAAACGATGGTGGAGCGGGCGCGTAAGGATGACTTCTTCATGAAGACTCTGAGCGGTGACCATCAGGTGATTATGACCGGGAAGGTTTTCGGAGAAGAGTTCAAGTGCAAAATTGACTCCCTTCTGCCGAACGCCATCGTGGATCTGAAGACCACCGCAGACATTGGCAAGCGGTTCTATGACCCGATTGGAAAACGCTCAACCAACTTCATCGAAGCGTTCGACTACGTTCTCCAGGGCGCTATCTACCAGGAGATTGTGGCGCAGAACACTGGCAAGCGGTTGCCGTTCTTCATCTCCGCTATCGACAAACACGCTGATGCTCCGGGCATCGTGGTGGCGCAGATAGATCAGCAGAGCATGGACGCACGGCTGGAAGAGGTTGAGCCGTACATCAGCCGCATCGTGGCACTGAAGAACGGTGAAGAAGCACCTGAGAGGTGCGGACACTGCGCCTACTGCCGGATGACAGCCAAGCTCACAGCGCCCGTCTCATGGCTTGATATTGGGGGTGTTACGGAGTGACATACAAACTTGTCATCCATCGGACACTGCCGGATCTCAACGATTTTCTGGACGGCGCACACAAGGTGTTCCACTACCGTGGCTCTTCCAGAACGTACGGAGACACAATATTGAAGCGCCACGAACAGGCACGGGTGGAGATGGACATCCGGCGGCAGTTGAAGGGAGTGCATATCAAAAAGCCGGTTCGGCTGACTTACACGTTAGTAGAAAGCAGTCGCAAACGCGATTGGGATAACGTGCTGAGTACCGCAATGAAGATATGCAATGATGCACTGGTCAAAACCGCCGTGCTTCAGAATGACACGCAGCGGTGGATAAAGGCATACGGTGAGCCTGTGCTTCTGGTCGAGCCGAACGCACCGAGAATCGAAATACTCATAGAAGAGTTGGAGGAGGAATGACATGGCAGACATCAACAAAGAGTGGATGGAATGGTGTGAGCAGCACAGCGCTTTCCCGGAGGACTTCATTGCCGAAGCCATGAAGGACGATGAGGACAAGACCGAGGAGAAAGCCGAGGAACTCCAGTACAAGCTGAGGGCGATCAAGACGGCACGGCGCTACATCTCCTGCGATGAGTTCATGGAGGCTGTTGCGGAGGTGATGGCAGACTTCAACAAGTACGCTGAGTTCTTCGGCGTGGAGTTTGACGATGCCAAGTACGCCAAGTTCGCCGCCTGTGTGACCGAAAAGCTCTTCGCCGACACGATCAATACCGAAATCTGGTGGCTGAAGAGAAAAGATGAAAAGAAAGAGGAGGAACAGGAATGAATCACTTTTATGGACTTTTCCGGCTGACGGATGATCCGAAAATCACGATGAGCCAGAGCGGTAGCAAGATCGCCAAGTATACCGGCGCTACCACCAGGAGACAGAACGGCGAGAATGTCAGTGACTTCTTCAACTTCACGGCGTTCGGCGCTGGCGCTGAGTTCGCCGAGAAGTTTCTGGTGAAAGGTTCTCGCATCTTCCTGACGGGACACATCCAGACTGGGCAGTACACGAACAGGGAAGGCCAGAAAGTCTACACCACGGACTACATCGTGGAGAACCATGAGTTCGTGGATAAGAAAGCCGAGACCGAAGCACTTCGGGCGGCGAGATCCGAACAGGCTCCGGCTACTCCGGCGGCTGATGCCACCGCTGACTTCATCAAAGTGCCGGAAGGTGCTGACTCTTCGGTCGGACTGCCGTTCGACTGATGAGAGCGCATAGGAGCGTTTCTGAGCGAGTTTGGCTGTTTGACGGTCAGATATACGCTGAAACGGCTAAAATCGCTTAGAACGCTTCCTGTGAGCGCTACGGGGCATTCTGGAGAAGGAGGTGGACTTGAACGGCTATATAGCATGGCCTAAAGACATGGATGACACGTTCGCATGGTACACCGTTCCGAAGACGGCATGGCTATATCAGCATCTGGTGACCAGGGCGTGTTTCAAAGACTCCATGTTTCGGTCGGTGCGGATTCCGAAAGGCAGTCTGGCAACGAGCTTGAATCGACTGGCATTGGAGACAGGACTGACAGAGCATGAGGTGCGGACAGCGATCAGCAATCTGGTGGAAAGCGGGGACATCACCAAGAAAGCGGTGGGGCATATGACGGTTGTTAGCATCACCAACTATGACCGCTATCTTGCCAACGAGGTGCGCCAAACGAGGCTCAATTCACGCACTTCAAGCGCACCTGAAGCGCAACATATGAATAAAGAGAATAAAGACCTTAATAATATAAAGAATATAAATACTATCCTCGATGCCTGGAGAGATGCCGGACTCGCCGAAAAGGATACGCTCAAAAACAAGGATCTGTGTGAAGGACTGCTTCGACTGCTTGAAGACTACGGTGAGAATAGCGTACTCAGAGCCGTGGCGAATGTTGCGGCATCGGACTTTCTTCGTGGACAACCGTGGTTCGGCCTGTGGTGGTTCGTGAAGCCGGACAATTTCCAGAAAGTGTTGAATGGCAAGTACGCCAACAGGGATGCCAAGCCGGAAGTTCCGACACAGGCAGAGAAGCCACACGAAATGACTTGGGAAGAGTCCGAGGCGTTCCGCAAGAAAGTGATGGGGGACTGATATGTGGATAAAGATGGGATGCCGACTGCTGAACCTCGACCAGTTCGCTGAGATTCGAGCGGTGAAGATGTTTGACGAAAGGTGGGTGGTGTCGCTCGACAGCGGCGAACAGACTATCCGTCTTCATATGGATTCCGAAGACGAGGCCAGACGGATGGTCGAGGACATCGCCGAGGCTCTGCACGGTGGCGCGAACTTGATTTATTGGTACAAGGATCAGGAGTGATGATTGGACGATTAAAGGCGTTGGCGAAGAAAATCACCTTCGGCTTGCGCAACAGGCAAATCAAACAAGCTGACTGGTATCCGGCTTGCCAGGTGTGCGGACACAAATCGCTGATGCTCAGTGGCGAAGACTCTTTTGCCGATGTCGGCAGAACCGAGGACGGAGTAATCGCATATTGGGATTGCGCATGGTGTGGCTGCTATGTCGAAGCGTGGGTGGCGTTTGAGGAAGAAGGTTGAATGAAACATTTAGGAGATATCACCAAACTTAACGGAGCAGAAATCCCGGTGGTGGATGTCATCACGGGGGGCAGTCCGTGTCAGGATCTCAGCGTGGCCGGAAAACGTGCCGGACTGGCTGGGGAACGCTCTGGGTTGTTTATGGAGCAGATGCGCATTATCAAGGAGATGAGAGAGCATGACAGAAGAGACAACTTACGAACAGGTATCTTTGTTCGACCCCGGTATGCCGTTTGGGAGAACGTGCCAGGAGCCTTCACTTCCGGCTCCCCGAAAGGAGCAGACTTCGCGGCGGTCATCGAAGAATTCATCAAAATCGTCCGGTCGGAAAGCACCGCTGTTTTTGTGCCTGACGGAGGATGGCCTCACGCCGGATGTATCAGCGGCATCGGAGATGATGGGACTCCATTTTCCATCGCCTGGCGATTACACGATGGACAGTACTGGGGAGCAACCCAGTATGCTGATGGCAGAATGCTCTTTCCCGGCACGCCCCAGCGGCGTAAGCGCATCGCGCTTGTCGCAGATTTTGGAGGACTGTCCGCACCCGAGGTACTCTTTGAGCGCCAGGGCCTGTCAGGGGATTTTAAACCGTGCGGGGAAACGGGGCAAGAAACTGCCGGAAGAACTGGAGACAGCGCTGAAGAGTCAAGTGGCAAGGATGACGATTGGGGAGAGCGATGAATCCCTCATATGATGAAGTATCATAAACCAATCATCCTCATAGAGATGACAAGCACGAAGAACACCATCGTCACAAACGAGATATGCCCCACGCTGACATCCAGAATGGGGACTGGGGGAGGACAAGTAAACGCAGTCCTTGAACGATACGAACAAGTTGACGAGGAAACGGTTGGAGATAATGAACCTGTTTTATGCGATGCAAGCATTCGGCGTGTATGCCGCAGAGGGGGGGGAGTGCATCAGCAGTGAAAGCGAGAGACTACAAGGATGCGACCGACCTGATAGTGATGGCAACAGGGCAGGCTAATGCCGAAATTATGAGAGAAGGGTGTCCAACCCTAAACTGCACTGCCGAGCATCCGATTCTTTGCTCGACAACAAAAGGGGATAAAATGCCGATGGGTGTGAAGAGTAGCGTTAGAAGGTTAACACCAGGTGAGTGCGCACTGCTCCAAGGTTTTCCGGCAGACTGGTGCGACATCGGAGATTGGGCAGATGAAAGCGGCAAGACTCACAAGGAAGCCGACTCACCGAAGTACAAGGCTCTGGGCAACAGCATTTGCACACCGTTCTGGTTCTGGCTGTTGCGGCGGATCTCAGCTCAGTATGAGCGTCCAGCAACATTAGGAAGCCTGTTCAGCGGTATTGGCGGCTTCGAGTACTGCTGGGCCAGGTGCAACGGCAGCAAGTACGCTTTGTGGGCAAGCGAGATCGAGCAGTTCCCGATTGCGGTGGTCAAAAAGCACTTCGGCGATGAAGATGCCGGAATTGAAGGCGATATTGGTAAATACCTGTAAAGGAGGAGAAGCAATGCAAGCAACGATGTTTTTCATTCTGGAGAAGCAGATTGACGGTGAATTTTACGAATGGGGTACGTACGGAGTGTCCGAGATCCACGCCCTTGTGGAGGCTGCGTGGGAGTTCGGGAAGCTGGGAATCCCGGTGAGAGTGACGGTCGGTCAGGAGGAGAGCGGCGATGGCGAGTAAGTACACGCTGGGCAGACGGATTGCCACGATTGCGGAATTTTCCGAGAGCGGATGCACGATGTTTTTCGTGCGGTACGGTAGGACATGGAGAGCAACTCACATCGGATTTTTAGCATCGTGGCAGTACCGACTGCTGAGAGACAGAATCAAAGCCGGTGACATCTGGGAAGCGGTGGTTGCCGGGAAGGGAGGAGAGGATGCCAAAGAAGCGGATGTTTCCGATTGATCCGGCGAGGATGAACGATGCGCTTGCGGCGAGAAAACTGACTCCGCAGATGGTCTCACGAAAACTTGGGTACTGCAACATCTACATCAAGCAGACGATGGATCGGCGCAAAATCAGTGAGGCTTGCATGACGGCGTTGGATGCTGTGTACGGCATCAAGTATGCGGACTACAAGGTGCTGCCGCCGCCGGAGCCGGTGAAGGTAGAAACTGAGGAGAAGCCGGTCGAGCCGCAGATGTTCATCGTGAAGTCCGAAATCGACTATGACGAACTGTTCAAATGCGTGTACCTCGCGGTGTACAAGGGATTTCAAAAGGCACTGAAGGAGGATGGCGATGGGGAAACTGATTGATGCCGAACTTGTGCAAGAATGGTTAATCGCGTACCACGGAAAGTCTTTTGAACTCATCGGAAGATACCCGGCATCGCAAGTCATCGGCTGGGTGCTGAACGATTATTCCAAAGAGTTTATGGGGGATGACGAGGATGGGAAAACTGATTGACTCCGATGACCTGAAACTCCGGCTGAAGAATCTGCACCTGTTGGCAACGAGCGGCTACGGCGCTGAAGAGGTGGTTAGCAAAATTGTGGATGAGATGCCGGAAGGCGTGGTGCGGTGTTGGCAGTGCATCTACAGGAGCAAGGGAATCTGCGAGATGTACTCGATGGATGAGTACCAGATGATGACTCCCGAAGACGGATACTGCCACTACGGGGAAAGGGACGGCGATGGCAACGGCTAAATTGAAAGTGCCTATTTTGCTTGAGTGGAAAGACATCGAAGCATACATGGGGCAGTATGACATCGTTGAGGTGGTGCGGTGCAAAGACTGCAAGCACCACTATGGTGAATGCCTGAGAAGTGTTTACTGCCCTAGTAAAATCGGCGGATGGGTGCGTGAGGATTTCTTCTGTGCTGACGGAGAGAGGAGGGACGATGGCTGATTTGATTGACAGGCAAGCGGCGATTGATGCGATGTTTGAGAAGATGCCGGGGATTACGTTCGGCGATGCACTAAATATTCTGCGCACACTGCCGTCAGCACAGCCAGAGATTACGGGCGCAGATGTTCAAGAATACTGCCGAAAAAGAAACCTGGCGGTTATCACAAACGAGTTGCTTCACGAGATGCAAAGAAGATGGTCGGAAACCGCACAGCCGGAACGGAAGAAAGGCAAGTGGATACTGAAACCCAACATCTATGGCGTTGCATATTGTTCGGAATGCGATTATGAACTGCACACAAATAACACGAATTACTGCCCGCACTGCGGAGCGAGGATGAGCGATGGCGAATAACTACAAGGTAATCGACTCCACCGTGGCGAAGATGATCCGTGGGTATCGTTTCAAGCCGAAAGAAATCGCAGCGTTTGAGGATGCCATCATGCGTACGCAGATGGACAACCAGACGGAGACGATGATGCTTTTCTTCGCGGAGGCGCTGCACGATGTTGCCGGAGCGGACAGCAATGACATTTTCCGAGTGATGGCGTACATCAATGTCCGGCTGAACGAGTTCATCGAGTTGGTGAATAACCACTCTTTCAACATTGATGATTTGCGCCTGAGAGTGTACGAAAAAACCGATTACATCTTCGCCATGAGTGAGGAAGACCGGGAACATATCCGGCTGATGCTCAAAGAACATGGCTACGATGTGGATGCTGTGGAGGCTGAACTGGAAGAAAAGGAGGCGGCGAATGACCCTAACGTATGACCGAGCCATAGAGGTGTTTACGCACGGATCGTCCGATGTGGACGAGGTGCTTGAGGCTAACAAGATGGCTTTTGAAGCCATGAAACGGCTGTTGCCGATGAAACCGAGAAAGCGCACCATGTACTACCCGATGTGTCCGCAGTGCGGTCATACCATCGACCAGGCCGATGGCAAGCCGAACCACTGCCGGTGGTGCGGTCAGGCGCTCCTGTGGGAGGCGAACTGATGGATGCGGTGAGATATGCGATGGACAAGGTGGACGAAGCCGAACGTGCGGTGTTCTCGCTGAAGCTCTTCGTGCTTGATGAGCGGCAGAAGACCTACTACAAAAAGCGTGTGGCGCTCGAAAAAGCGATTCCGGCGATTTCCGAAGTACACGAAGGATTCAAAGCACTGGTAGACAAAATGATGGACATAAGCGATACCTTGGAGCCGTTCTATGAGGAGGGAGGTGATCGCTAGGGGAGGCAGTCATGCAATATCTGGATGATGTAGAACTTCGCAAGGGACTGGCGGTGATGCACGAAAGCGGTCTGTTTGAGATTCGCGTCATCGCCAGTGACAAGCGAACATACTCCGGCTACTTCCGCGATGCCGAGACTGCCATCCGAGAGCTTCACCGCATGGATCTCCGTGGGTGCAATGTCTACGCCACGCTTAACGAGCTGAATCCGGCGTGTTATGACCGGGAACAGCGTGACCATTTTGTGGCGAGGCCGAAATCGACCACGGCAGACGGCGATGTGACAAAATTCCGTGTGATGATGGTGGACATTGACCCACGCAGACCGTCAGGCACATCCTCATCGGAAGAAGAGTTGCAAGCAGCCAAGGATGTCGGAAACCGCATCTACACGTTCATGGGGCGGTTGGGATTCAGCAAACCTATCCTCGCATATTCCGGTAACGGTGTGCATCTGCTTTACCGAGTTGACCTTGAGAACAATGACAGCAACAAGAAGCTGATTAAGCAGTGCTTACAGGCGTTGGATATGCTGTTCAGCAACAAGGTGGTGGCGGTGGATACATCGAATTTCAATCCGGCACGGGTGTGCAAGTTGTACGGCAGTCTTGCCCAAAAGGGGAGCAATTCAGCGGACAGACCATACCGCATGGCACGGATCATCAGCAATTCCGATATGCCGATAACGCCGATTGACTACCTTGGCAAACTCGCTGGCATGATGCCGAAAGAGCCGGAGAAACCGCAGTATTACAATCACTACAATCCGCAGTCATTCGACTTGGAAGCCTGGATGGCAAAATACGGCTTGCACTACATCAAAACGGCATACTCAGATGGCACAAAATACGTGCTTGACCACTGCCCTTTTGATGAAAGCCACACGGGTAAGGATGCGGCGATTTTTCTCAGCAGAGGAGGAGCGATAGGCTTTCACTGTTTCCACGCATCGTGCGCCGACAAGACATGGCGCGATGTCCGGGTGCTGTTTGAGCCGAGCGCCTACGAAAAGAAAGCGCAAGAGCAAGAACAGCGGATGTACCACTCCTACAACCGTGACAGACCCAAAATTGAACCGAAGCACATCGTTCAGGGTGATGCGCCGATATTCTACTCAGCAGAGCAGATCCTAGACCTTCCGGCGGTGGAGGAGACATTCATAAGAACCGGGACTACCACGATTGACAAGAAACTCCGAGGACTGCGGAAAGGTGCTGTGTCGGTGCTGTCAGGACTCCGTGGTGCGGCAAAATCAACATGGCTGTCTGGTCTGGTGCTGTCGGCGGTGCAAGAGGGCAACAACGTGGGCGTGTTCTCCGGCGAACTTTCCGAGCGGAACTTCTTGCGGTGGCTACTGCTTCAAGCAGCCGGAAAGAGCCGGGTGGAGCAGGGCAAATATGAAGGTTACTACAACGTGCCGGAGCAGTACCAGAGAAGCATAGCGCAGTGGCTTGGAGACCGCTTTTGGCTTTACAACAACAATTACGGCAACAACTTCAAAGCAATACTTGAGCAGTTCGAAAAGGTTATTTCAGAAAAGTCTCTTGATATTTTGATTCTCGATAATTTGATGGCTTTCGATATTTCCGATTTGGCAGACAGCAAATGGGACGGGCAGACCAAATTCGTGTGGAGTCTCCATGACCTAGCGATCAAATACAACGTGCATATCCTTTTCGTGGCGCATCCTCGCAAAGCGCTTGGATTCCTTCGTCTGGATGATTTGAGCGGTACTGCCGACCTTGGCAATGCGGTTGACAACGCTTTCATCATCCACCGCAACAACAACGATTTCAAACGCTTGACCAAAGCCATGTTCGGCTGGGCAGAAGACAACGATGCCTACAAAGGCACGAATGTCATCGAAATTGCCAAAGACCGTGATGGTGGCACTCAGGATGTTTTTGTACCGCTGTGGTATGAGAACGAGACAAAGCGGTTGAAGAACTATCCGAGCGAAAACATCATCTACGGGTGGGACACGGAAGACGGCAGTGCGAAAAAGCCGGTGGAGTACATTTCGAACCCGATAACCGATGACCACACGCCGGATGATTCCGAGTTCATGCACGTTTCTGACGCAGACGATTTGGGATTCCCGATTCCGTTCGATTTATAAGGGGAGGAGAGTATGTACAAAGAAATCGAAGTAATCGCAACGCTTGGGTTCAACA